GAAACGTTGCAATAGATAATATGGATTTTGAAGAAATACCTGGTTTTAATTTTAAAGACGCACCTACAAGTTTAAAAAGTAGATTAAAAAATTTAGAATATATTAATAATCCAAACAAAGGAATTATTGATAATATGATTTTATCAAGAGGGAACCCAGAAAAAAGTTTATTTAACAAAACTAAAAATATGTTTAGCAATGTTAAAGATGGAATTGTAAATGTAGGTCAAAAATTTAAAGAAGGAGCGGGAATGGTATTTAGTCCTTTAACTGCACTAGCAAGTATGAGAAATCCATTAAATCCTAAAGCTTCAAACTACAATCCTAATTTAGTTGGACAGTTAAATGCATTAGATCAAATGGGTAACATGCTTTATAGAGATCCTAATTCTGGAGCATTAAAATATGGATCAGGTTCTGTATTGTCTGGACAAAATGCAATATCGGGTTTTGGAACAAATGATTATTTAGGACAATTAGAAAAAAAACAAGCTTATTTTGAAGCTAGAATTAGAGCTAATAAAAAATATAACAAAGACACCTATGCAGCTACTCTTGCAGAAATACAAGCTGAAAAAGATAGACAAGCAGCTATAACTGCGGCAGCTAAAGCCGAGACAGAAAGAGCAGCACAATATGGAGCAACTAATTATGGACAAGGTGCTGGTGGTCAATCTTATAGTAATATGGGAACTCAAGGATTTGGTGTTGCAGCAGGTGGATATGGCGGTCCTGTAAGTAATAGAACCGGTAAAGGAAGAACTGATTACGCCGACGGTGGTATTGTAAGTTTAAAAATATAATGGAATTAAAATATAATTCAACTCTTGGCGAGATTGTTAAACCTAACGACGAGCCCGCTACTCAATCCGAGATTATGGAATGGATGTTAGAGAACCCTGGTAAGCCAGACGCTTCTGCAAAAGCCTCTCCCGACATGGTTAAAGAAGTACTTGATAGTTTGACAGTTAAACAAACTCCTGATAGTACTACTGTCGAAGAAGGTGTTGAAACAATAACAGATAGAGGATAGAATAGCTTATGGCTACTATAGACAAATCATTACCCAATACAAAAACCGAAATTGAAATTCCAGGACAAGAAGAAATTATAGAAACTCAACAAGAAATTGTTGAAAGACAACAAGGTGATGCTCCAGAAATTGAAATAGATGATGACGGAGGAGCAACTGTTAACTTTGATCCAAGTTCAGTTAATCCAGAAGGTGGACAAGATCATTTTGAAAATTTAGCAGAGTTCTTAGAAGATTCAGTTTTAGATACATTATCTTCTGAGTTAATGGATAAGTATAAAGACTACAGACAATCAAGACAAGATTGGGAAGAAAGTTATCGAGAAGGATTAAACTTACTTGGTTTTAAATATATAACTAGAACAGAACCTTTTAGAGGAGCAAGTTCAGTTACTCACCCCGTATTAGCAGAAGCCGTTACACAATTTCAAGCACAAGCTTATAAAGAATTATTACCAGCCGACGGTCCTGTAAGAACACAAATTATGGGCGATGCAAGTGTCGCTAAAGAAGAACAATCTAAACGTGTTAAAGATTTTATGAATTATCAAATTATGGATCAGATGAAAGAATATGAACCAGAGTTTGATCAAATGCTTTTCTATCTACCCCTCAGCGGTTCTACTTTTAAGAAAGTCTATTATGATGATCTATTAGGTAGAGCCGTTTCAAAATTTATACCGGCTGAAGATTTAGTCGTGCCGTACTCTGCTACCTCATTAGAAGATGCGGAAGCTGTAATCCATGTTATTCGTATGTCACAAAATGATTTACGAAAACAACAAATCAATGGCTTTTACAAAGACATTGATTTGGGAGAGCCGCCTTTACAACAAGATCAACTTAAACAAAAAGAATTAGAATTAGAAGGTATTACTCAAGGTGGTAGTGAAGACATGTACACAATTTTAGAAATGCATGTTGATATAGATTTAGAAGGACATGAAGATGTTAATCCTGAAGATCAAGAACCTACAGGAGTTAAACTTCCTTACATTATTACAATTGATGAAGCTAACGGTAAAGTTTTATCTATTAGAAGAAATTACGATGCACTTGATCCTTTAAAAAAGAAAAAAGATTATTTTGTACATTTTAAATTTTTACCAGGTTTAGGTTTTTATGGTTTAGGTTTAATTCACATGATTGGTGGATTATCTAGAACAGCTACAGTTGCTTTAAGACAATTATTAGATGCTGGAACTTTAGCAAACTTACCAGCTGGTTTTAAAACCAGAGGTGTAAGAATGAGAGACGATGCTCAACCATTACAACCTGGAGAATTTAGAGATGTCGATGTACCTGGTGGAAATATTAAAGATCAGTTTATGCAACTACCATTTAAAGGACCAGATCAAACTTTATTACAATTAATGGGTATCGTAGTATCAGGTGCACAAAGATTTGCATCTATTGCTGATATGCAAGTAGGAGATATGAATCAAGGAGCTGCAGTTGGAACTACGGTTGCATTATTAGAACGTGGATCACGTGTTATGTCAGCTATTCATAAAAGATTATATGTAGGATTAAAAAATGAATTTAAATTATTAGCAGAAGTATTTAAATCTTATCTGCCTACGGAATATCCTTACGACGTTCCAGGTGCATCAAGAAATGTTAAAGTAGCAGACTTTGATGACAAAGTAGATATTCTACCGGTTGCTGATCCAAATATATTTTCTCAAACACAAAGAATTTCTATGGCGCAAACACAATTACAATTAGCGCAATCAAATCCTAAAATTCATAATTTATATCAAGCTTACAGATCTATGTATGATGCAATTGGAGTTAAAAATATAAATGCAATCTTACCTCCACCAATGCCACCACAACCAATGGATCCAAGTTTAGAACATATCATGGCAATTAGTGGTAAACCTTTTCAAGCATACCCTGGTCAAGATCATAAAGCACACATCGATGCGCATTTAAGTTTTATGTCTATCTCTATGGTGCAAAATAATCCAATGGCGATGATGTCTTTACAAAAAAACATACTTGAACACATTTCTTTAATGGCACAAGAACAAATTCAATTAGAATATGTTGAAGAACTACAAGAATTACAATCTATTCAACAACAAATGGCACCAATGATGCAAAATCCACAAGCAATGCAGATGATGCAACAAAATCCACAAGCAATGCAAATGCAACAACGTGTTCAACAACTAACTTCTATGATGGAAGCAAGAAAAGCTATCCTAATTGCAGAAATGACAGCTGATTATGCTAAAGAAGAAGACAAAATTAGCTCTGAAGTAGGTGGAGACCCACTTTTAAAACTAAAATCACGTGAATTAGACCTAAAAGCTAAAGCAGACCAAGACAGAACTGCAAATAATGAAGCAAGATTAGACTTAGACACGATGAGAGCTATGATGGACGACCAACAACACGACGAAAAGCTAGAACAAAACGAAGAACTAGCTGGATTGCGTGCAGGAGTGTCAATTGCTAAACAACAAATGGCAGACAAAAGTAAAGTTCACGATTTCGGTAGAAATTTTAAGAAAAATTAACTATAATATCATTAAGGAGAAACATTATGAGCAAAGATTGGACTAGAGGATCTAGATTTATGGACAAAGACCCTAAAGTTGTAAAAGAACTAGGGGCTGGAGCTGATGGTTATGCAACAGGTGGCGTTACTATTCCTATGACGAGTGGTACTAAAGCAGAAGTAGTTACTGTAAAAGGAACTAAAGCTTTAAGAGCTGATAAAAAACCTGTTAAGGCTACTTGGTACTAACATGTGGTTATCGGCAATTAAATTAGCCGTTTCTGCTGGAAGTAAAATTTACGCTAACAAGCAGCGAACAAAAATGGCTATGTCGGATGCACAACTTATGCATGCATCTCGTATGGCCGAAGGTAAGGAAGCTTACCAAGGCAAATTATTAGAAGCCCGTCAGTCAGACTGGAAGGACGAGGCAGTTTTAATAATTTTAAGTTTGCCCGTCGTAATTTTGGCTTGGGCAGTCATAAGTGACGATCCGGGAGCAATGGACAAAGTAAAATTATTCTTTGACATGTTCTCGCAGCTCCCATCATGGTTCACAAATTTGTGGATCCTTGTCGTGGCGAGCATATATGGTATAAAAGGAACTCAAATTTTTAGAAACGGAGGAAAAAAATGAGACAAAATGGAGTAAGATCAAATGTCAGATTTCCATATGGAAGTTCTGGTATGAAAAAAGGTGGATCTGTTAAAAAGAAAAAACAGGGATACAAAGATAGAAAAGATGAATCTATCGCTATGAGAGTAAGAAAAAAAAGAACTGCAAAACAACTTAAAGATTCAAGAGATGAGTCTTACGGAAGATTTGGTTCTAAATCTAAAAAATCTGGAAAAATAAATAGGTAATTTATGAACACAGGAAGAATGAATAATCTTGAAGAATTAGGAAGAATTGATTCTGAAAAGATGAATCCAAATAGACGAGCAGAAAAAAAAAGAGTCATTGGTGAAATTGAAAGAGGTTATAAAAAAGGTGGTAAAGTCAGAGGTTGTGGAATGGCGAAAAGAGGAAAAGGCAGAGCTTACGGAAAAAATTCATAATGGCTAGTAAATGGATTCAAAAAGCAATTAAGAAACCAGGGGCGTTGAGAAAATCTTTAGGCATTAAAAAAGGCGAAAAGATTCCTGCAAAAAAATTAGCAGCCGCTGCTAAGAAAAAAGGTAAGATAGGACAAAGAGCCAGACTTGCACAAACATTAAAAAAAATGAGAGGCTAATGAAAAAACTATTTAAAAGAATTATAGATAGAATATTTGGCAAAAGATGTGAATGTCCAACAGAATTTGTAAAAATTCCTCAACCCATTAAAGTTTGTTTACTTTGTGGTAAAACTCACATTGT